TGGTCGGGCAAACTGATCGAGAATTTCTACGACGCAACTGTGTTGGCTGCTATTTCCAACACCGATTACGAAGGTGAAATTCGCAACATGGGTGACACGGTTAACATCCGTACTACCCCTGAGATCACCATCAAGACCTATGTAAAAGGTCAAACCCTGTCAGTTGAGAATCCTGACAAACCCAAACTGCAACTTGTTATCGACAAAGGCGAGTACTTTGCTTGCGTTGAGGACGATGTGGATAAGGTTCAGTCGGACATCAACCTGATGGATACTTGGTCAAAAGACGCTTCCGAGCGTATGAAGATCAAGATTGACCAGCGCGTTCTGACCGACATTTTGCCGGACATTTCTGCTGACAACAAAGGTGCGACCGCTGGTCGTATCTCCAACAACATCGACTTGGGTACGACTGGTTCGCCTATCGCCGTTACCAAGACCAACGTGTTGGAGTACCTCGTTGACATCGGTACTGTTCTTGATGAGGCAAACTGCCCAGAAGGTAACCGCTTCGTAGTTATCCCTGCCAAGATGGCTGGTATGATTAAGAAGTCTGACCTTAAGGACGCTTCCTTGACTGGTGACAGCGTGTCCATTCTTCGTAATGGTCGCCTTGGCATGATTGACCGTTTTACGGTTTACATGAGCCACAACCTCAGTGTAACTAGCGGTAAGTTCAGCATCATCGCTGGTCACAAGATGGGTTTCACTTTTGCTTCGCAAATGACCAACATGGAAACCATTCGCTCTGAGACCACCTTCGGCAACATCATCCGTGGTCTACAAGTGTATGGCTACAAAGTGGTCAAGCCTGAGGCATTGGCGCAAGGCATCATCACTCTGTAATTGACGGGGGGCTTCGGCCCCCTCTCGCAACTTTTTAGGAGAATTTGAAATGGCAACATATACCGACTCATACGGTTTTAACAAAGGCACGGCAGGATTTCGTGCTGATGGGCTGACCAAGGTAACTCGCATGGAAGTAGTTCTGGACTTTGCAAAGATTGCTGCTGCTCGTACCGCCGCTGGCGCTACTGCTTTGGCTTCTGGCGATGTTCTGGAAGTTATTCCTGTCCCAGCCAAATCGCTAGTTATGCGTGTTGGCTATGATGTAACTACGGCTGAAGGTGCTACCGCTACGTTTGATCTTGGCGATGGTTCTGATACCGATGGTTACCTCAACGATGCTGATCTGAACGCTGTTGGTTCTGGCGTGATGGCTCTGACGTTGGCTAGTGGTACGCCTAATACTGTCGCTGGATATTCCAACGGCAAGTATTATTCGGCTGCTGACACAATCGACGTTCTGTTGAACAATAGCAGCATTGACACTGCCGTTGTTCGTATCTGGGCATTGGTTGCTGACTGCTCGTAATTAGGATGGGGGCTTCGGCCCCCTCCTTTCAAGGAGGTTATTATGGCCCGTGATGTTACTTCGATACATACAAATACCGATGCTGTACTCTATACCGGACAAATTCGGATGCTGGGTTTCTTGTATACCTCTAGCGGTGGATCTTTAGATCACATTAAAATTTATGACGGCCTTACTGCAACAGGCCCTATTAAATTAGAACTTGATACTACGAAACAAGGAGTTGTAGCATTTAATATCCCTGAAGGCGGGATGATATTTTCTACTGGTATCTATTGTGATATTGGTGGGGCTACTTCGGTAACCATTTTAGTTCGGGACTAATATGGCTAAAGTCATTAAAAAATCTGCAATGCCATGTAACTCTCCAAAGAGAACACCGGGGCATGCTACTAAGTCACATGTTGTAAAAGCATGCGCTAATGGGCAAGAAAAGATTATTCGCTTTGGTCAACAGGGCGTTAGTGGCGCTGGATCTAGTCCAAGCACACCAAGTGAGAAGGCGCGGCAAAAAAGTTTTAAAGCCCGCCATGCAAAGAACATAGCCAAAGGCAAGATGTCTGCGGCGTACTGGGCGGATAAAGTCAAATGGTAGCCAAGGCCAAACCAAAATCCAAAGTAAACGCAGCGGGCAACTATACAAAGCCTGAGTTGCGTAAGCGGATTGTGGCGCAGGTTAAGGCTGCGGCAGTTCAGGGTACGGCTGCTGGTCAGTGGTCAGCCCGTAAAGCGCAGTTAGTGGCTAAAAAGTACAAAGCCGCTGGCGGGGGGTACAAAGATTGAAAGCCCCACAGAAGTCCTTAAAAGACTGGACAGATCAAAAATGGCGTACCAAAAGCGGTAAGCCATCTAGTAAGACTGGTGAGCGATACTTACCAGAGGCAGCAATAAAGTCGTTGACCCCAGCAGAGTACGCTGCTACAACAAAAGCAAAGCGTGCTGGCAAATCAAAAGGTCAACAGTTTGTAAAACAGCCCGCTAAAATAGCGGCTAAGACGGCTAGATTTAGATAGGAGAATTAAATGGCACGATACCTACGCAATAAAAAAGACGGCTTTATCTATGACTGGAGTCCTATTCTGGCTGAGAACCCTCTGTGTGAGGAGATCTCCGAGGAAGAAGCCTTTCCTGAGAAGTTCGTTCCTAAAAAGCAAAAAGGCCGTAAAACTGGTTTAGTACTAGAAACTCCAGTTGAGCAAATTCCTGAAGCCCCCGCTATTGAGAATGAAGAACTCAACGCAGAAGCATCTAAGGGATTACCCGAATGATACTTAACGATGTAATCACTGAGGTTCGTCGCATCCTCCAAGACATCAACTCGCCGCAGCGTTACAGCGATGCGGTGTTGTTGGGCTTTGCCAATCAGGCATTGAAGCGGATTGCTGTCTTGCGACCCGACCTCTTTGCTTACATTGGGGAAATCCCTACCACAGCGGGGCAAGTGCTTCAGTCTACCCCGGCTGACTCCATCAGAATCATGGAGATTTTCCAAGTAAAAGATGGGACGGGGATTACTGAGACAAACCGAGAGGCTTTGGATCAAACATACCCAACATGGATGAATGATGCGGCTGGCCCCTGTGTTAACTGGATGCGGCATACCCGCAACGCCAACCGCTTCTTTATCTACCCAAAGGCCCCCGCGTCACAGATTCTCATCGGGGAATATGCACAGACGCCTCCGGTGTACAACGGGACAACAACCGTCGCTTTGTTGTCAGATGCTTATTTCCCCGTTGTGATTGATGCGACAGTCTTTATTGCTGAGTCCGTGGACAATGAGCATGTCAACTCCAACCGGGCGCAGTTGTTCCAACAGTCCTTTACTCAAGCCCTTGGCGTTAGCGCTCAGGGTCGTGTCATTACTGACACTGAGGAAGGCGGACTTGCTGACGATCAGGTGGTCTAATGGCTAATCGTGCTTTCCTCTCCATTGTTAACAGGCTATCCCCTAGTGTTCCGGGTTGCCCACAACCAATCATCCAACAATATGTTCGTGATGCTGCAATTGAGGCGTGCGAGCGCACACTTGCGTGGCGCTATGAGCAGCCTACGATCCGGCTAACTCCCGGTGTTTACGAGTATCCATACACTAACCCCCTTCAAACTGAGGTACATGCTTTCCTTACAGCGACGGTTAACAATGTACCGCTGACCCCTGTTACGTTGGAACAGTTGTATGGTATGTACCCTGATTGGCCTAACCTAGCGTTAGATAAGAGGTCTGACCCAAGGGTTATCTGCCAGTTAGACCCAGATAACTTCATTCTTGCCCCGTTGCCTGACGATTCTCAGACTTACGATGTCAAGATGATTGTGGCTCTAAAGCCGCTTCGTACGGCTACGGAGATGGATCAGAATGTGTTTGATGACCTTGAGAATGTCATTATGCACGGTGCGCTGCAACATCTTTTGGTGTTGCCGGACAAGAACTGGACTGACAGAGAACTGGCGTCTTATCACGCCAAGCAGTACCTTTACAAAACCACTGAGCGTAGAGCAAGGGCAAATATAGGCGCAGCCCGCGCCTCCATGTCCGTAGCAATGCGCCCCTTAGCGTGAGGAAATCATGGCCGTTGATGTCATCCGATTAGTTAAAGGCGACGAAAAGCCAGTTATTGTCCTCACGTTGACAGATGACATCACTGGTACAGCAATTGATCTGTCTGCTGCTACGACTACTGTAACTGTAAAGTTCCGTGAGGCTGGCACTACTACGGTTCTTTCTACAATATCTTGTTCCAAACTTAGTGGCGGAACTACTGGGCAGGTGCAGTTTGGATTTACTGGTGGGGTACTAGATGTTGACCCCGGCATGTACGAAGGCGAGATTGCTATCGACTTTAATGGGCAAGTACAAACTGTGTTTGATACCTTGCGGTTTACAGTAAGAGCAAACTTCTAATGGCAAATATCCGGGTAGCCTACGCCCTTTCGTCGATACTGTTAGCCACCCCAGCGGCGGCCACAATATCTGCGTCTGTGGATACCTACTC